GGCGGGGATAGCTTTCTTCCAGAACGATGCTGGAGCTTTGGACGCCACTGCGTTTTCATCAAAGAATTGTTCGACGCTGTCTTTGTCGTAGTATCCCATGTTACGGCACAATTACGGGGGCGGTGAAGCCGATGTTTGCGTAACCGCTAGGTTGCTTGTCCCAGTTGAGACCTACGTTACGCACATTGTCATGCGTTAGTGCTTGCCACAAGTGGTCTGTGTATTCGCGCTTGAGCGGAAGCGGACAGACGTTGGTGCGGTCACCATACTTGGAATGACCATCTACGTATGGCTCTTTGGTTTCTTTGTCGATGGCAAGCTCACCACGGTGGACGTAGGTGTATGCATTGAGCAGCCGCCAGAGCGTATACTGTTCGTTACCTTTGTCGTCTCTGTAACCTTCGGGATGTTCTGGCTGGTTGAACATAGCGTGGACACGGTGAGTGCGACCGGGTTGCACGAAGTTATTGTCAGACGAGTTGAGACCAATGAACGCATGAGCAATTTCTGGTGCGATGTGCCAGTTCTTGAACATGATGATGTCTGAGCGTAGGTCTTTGACGCTGTCTTTGTATTCTGATAGTAGGTCAAACATACGCTCGTTGAACTTGTCGAAGCCGAACCTGCTGTTCTTGGCTTTGACATGAATGTCACCACCGAACATTAGATTAGAACAAACAATAACTTTGTTACCGATAGCAAGTTCCATAGGAAGACGCTTGTCGTGGCTATTGCGAGCGATGATGTAAGTTTCTACATCGTCTGCAAGCTGTAGTTCTTTGTTCTTGATACGCGCAATAAGGAAGAACCTATTGGCTACTTTGGCTTTGCGCTTGTTGAGCAGCACAGGGAAGCCGGGAATGCGCAAAGGAACGTCTGTTGATTGAACAGAGTCAACTTTGAACGCAATGTCGTCGATTTCGATGTTGAATCCAGCGCAACCGTGGACAACTGCTTTGGCGAACTCGTAGTGAGGCGTAAGCTGGTTGTGTGAATGATAGTTGCGGTTGGTGTCACCATCGGAGGCATCAGGAGTATGGAAGTTCTTGAGGTCTTCGATGTTGCGGATTTCTTCGCCAGCGCCCATGACTGATACAGGGCTAGGCGTTATTGCTTGTGTTGGTGGTGTCCATTGTTTTATGTGTTATAGAAATTATACGAGAGAGTTACGGATTGTAGTTTCTTGAACGAATCTGTTCCAGTCTTTCATACCTGTTTGTCTATATGATAGGTATTCTTTTCTGAGGTGTTCTGCTTGCTGTAGTGTGCATACTTGAGTTGCTTTTTTCTCTAGCTCTATACGGTCTATTGCGGTCATACGACCTTTAGGTGGTTGTGGTGTAGTCATCGTTGATGAATGTTTTTTGTTCGAAGTCAAACGCAGCACGGGTGGCTACGTAGGATGGCTTGCGGCCTTTTATTAGTATGTTGATGTATTCTATTAGTTGGTTTGTGTTGAGAACTGGTGGATGATAGATGATGCGTCTAGGAGCGCCGTCTGCTTCGAGGAGAAATCCTGATGTGTCTGCGTCGTTGTGTATGTATTTGTCGTGCAGGGTTTCTACTTTGTCTTCAAACTCTGTGCAAAAATCTGCGTATGCTTTGTCTACGCTTGTATACGGGTGTGTAGGGCATGAGAAGAAGTGTTGATAGTTACGCATATGAGCTACATTGTCATGGTTGCCAACGTCACGGTTGGCGAATGTAGCAGCTAGTCATGTCATTCCATTTGAAACGTCGAATGTGTCTGTTGGTTTACAGTCACACTTAAGGAACTCTAAGAGCTGATTTAAGGTTATCTTCATAATACACAACAAACAAACCACACACAGGTATATGCTGGGCGCAATCGTGATAGTAGGGGGCGGCGCGGTGGGTTGTCCGGTGAGCCTTGGAGCGGAGCGGAGAGTGCGAGCCGGAATGTCGGCGAGCGATAGCGAGCCTAGTTTCTTGGCGGATGGTTGGTTCATGAGTGTTCGCGAGCGATAGCGAGCCTAGTTTCTTGGCGACTCGATAGGTTAGTCGAGTTGAGGCCATTCGGTTCTGCCGCCTTTGATGAGCGCTGAGTAGTTGTTCTCATAGGTTACAACGTCATCTGGATAACCGAACTCTGGTTCGTCTATGTCAGGTTCTATTTGGCGCTCATCGGTGATAGTGTGAAGGTCATCCCGCCAGTCGAGGAGTCGCTGTAGACGGTTGTAGTCAGAAGTCTCTTGTTCCAGTGCGATATATTCCTCACCGAACTCGTCGAATTGTTCGAGAGATAGAGGATTATGCATATAGTTTAAGACTTCTGGCTCGTCACCGGGTGGACGCCAGTTCCACGGGCGCATGGTTGGAGGGTCAACCTTGGTGAGAGGGAGCTGCTCTGGCTTGTAGCCTGTCTGAAGGTCGTCGATAGCTGCGTTGCTGAATACGTTAGGAGAGTCGATGCCTCGTATGTCACCGACTGCGTATTCCCAGTCCTCTACGACTGTGTCTGCAAGTTCGTTGAGGAACTTCTTAGCTTCTTTGGGTGAGAGGTTAGAAAGCACATAACGGTAAACTGGTCTGAGATGATAGTTAACGTATGCGGCTGCCATCTGGTAAACCAGTGCTCTTGCAGGTTTACGTAGCTTACCCTTTTCGTCGTAGTAAGGGTTTGTGGGAGGAATCCATTGGTTGGGGTCTTTCTTGACCCCAGCGTATATCTCCGGGCGCGAAGGAGCGGAGAGCGCCGCTAATGACGCTCTCCGCTGTGCCTCTGTTATCTGTATCTCCATTACTCGGAGGCGATTTTGCGCATGATAGTGGTGTCAGTCCGGGCAGGAGTGAGTTGCTCGTGTCCTTTTGCGTCCCTTGTGACTCTGGCTTCCCTGCGGCTAATGCCATACTTGAAGCTCTGACCGATTTTAGCTCCCTTCAAAACGTCTTCAGGATTGTCAGGCCACTCAGATACTTTGAAGTAGTGCTCGTTTTTCTCATCGTCGAAGTGGAACTCAGTGCAGCCGGCGCGGCTGTCAATGATTCTTTCAAGCGTAGCGATGCCCCTAGTGTGGGCTGTCTTTGTGTCGGATGTATTTTCCATGGTTATGTGCAGGTTCTCTTCTTTTGCCCTGCACTAAGTGCAACCAAGGGCAAAAAAAGAACCAAAGAGAACCCATGAAAATATCTGACAACAAACAAAGCCCAAAGCAGGGGCATGGATAGGCTGTTGAAAGACATTGTGAGTTCTGCTTTGATGATAGTTAAAAACGAACTACTTCATGTTTATGTGTGGCATGGCAGTTCTGAGGGCTTGTTTTGAAAGCTTGAATGGACAGTGCTGAGTATGGCCATGACGCAGAAGCTAGAGTCATTTGGGATACGCAAAGACGAGCAACTTACGCCTAAGCCCGCACTACACCAATGCTTGCGCAAGGTCGGTGAGCGAGGACATACAGGTGACTGAGGAGCAGCGGACTGTTACTGCCAGTAGCTACTGTGCTCATCAGGCTTGGCGTTGACTACTACTGTGATAGCTACTTGTGGAGCTATTGGTGTAGCTTGTTGTGGCTTGTGTGCTGAGCCTTGTTGCTTGGTTGGCAGAGGGCCTTTGATACGCACGAATGGTGAGACGTAGTGCGCATAAGGAGCTATGGTATTGTCTGTGGTTTCTATAGACATAACACAACACACCACACACACACATTGAGTGTGGCTACTGGTGTGATAGTAGGTGTCCTCTTAGTGGAACCAAAAAACGCCAACACAATCAATCACGCCCAGCCCACCCAGAGGCGCGCAAAGGGTCTTCTTTTTGTGCGCGGCGGGGCGCATTGAGTGTCCTTAGTGCTGGTGTGTGCGCTAGGGGGGTATGGGGGGGCCGCCCCAATCACGCTAGAGCGTTACCCCCTCAGATTTTCTTATTAAAACAAAGGGCCTTTAGCTCCCCAAGTATCCCCAGAGCTGTCTCATTGCCCTTAAGGTGCGCTCTAAGCTCCTCTAGATGGCTTTTAATCAATGCTAAGCGGCTTATGCGCTGTATGTGCACCCAGTGTTTAGAAACATCAATGATTCTCATTTAGGTTTCTGCTTAGATTTCATCTGTTCTTTCCAGCTAGGGGCCTTGAGTCCCTTTTTCTCTAACCAAGCGTCACACGCTTTGTTTACTGAGGAAGACAGATTGTTGATGTAGAGACCTGAAGTGTCTCTTACTTTATGTTCTTTGTTGTAACGACCCCTAATGCTCATGGTTCTAAGAGATATCTATCTGGTAGGCCCTGTTGTGGGACTATTTGCTGGTAGTGTTGGTCAATTCTCCAAGCGTTTATGACTTCGTATACCTTGAAGGCGGCTTGGATAACGCACAGACTGAGCACCATTGAAATTAGCAGGACTACTAGAGTCTCTGTTAATGTCATGGCTTTCATAGTTGTAAGTATATTGTAACTCCTCGCCCCCCACGTTTAAGGGGGACGAGAAGCTTGCGTTACACACAACACACAACACGCAACGAAACTATTTAGGTTGGCCTTGAGAGCAAGCTTTTAGGCACTCTCTTCGACGCCTTTGGCGGCACCTAACGGTGCGCCTAAATCTTCTTTTCATATTTTTTATGATTGACAAGGGGCACTCAGGGTTACACTATGAGTGTCCTGTAGGTGCCTTTAAAAGTGAAATAAACACTTAGAACCCACATTCAACATCCATTATAGATGGATTGTTATTCTTAACCGTAGGACAGCTCTAAGTGTATCTTAGAGATACCCTAGGTGTCCATATATCCCGTCTCTCACAGCCTCCAGACCCTTATAATGGCTGGTGCAGCTAAGCTCTCCACTGCTGTTACGACCTGTTCCTCTATCTTTTCGGACAGGACTCTGCTTGTGTTGAACGAGATGCCAGCTAGGTCAAGGGCACAGTGGATCACTTCGTGCACCAGACAAGAGCGAAACAACTGTCGGTCCCTTAGAACGCTTCTGTGTAGGTTTATGCAGCGCATCTCGGGGTCATACTCAGCCAACCTTCCGGGCATCTCATCCTTCACGTTTACCGGTATGCGCTGTCCGGCTACGTTGATAAACTTAGGTGGTTCGATATTCATTGTTACATCCAAGTAGAGTTAGCCCCCTTGGCTCCCATATAGGTTTCCGCAAAGCGTTGTAGCTCAGCGTCTGTTCTGTCTGTCTTGCGCTCCTTGATGCGCTTGTCGGCGTCCTGAGCCATCTGTTCGGTCCAGTAGGCCACGGCCATGCTCAGGGCATCTAGGCGGTCATCGTGGGTTATTGCCCCTCGTTGGCTTGTTAGCCGGGACATCTGGTAGACCAACTGGTATTTAAGCTGGGACTCTAGCGGGTATTTCTGTGCGCTTTCATAGTCATGTTGTATGACTTTCGGGTCAACTACCAGCCGGTGTTGGTTCATCACAGGCTCTAGGGTGTCGATTATCCGTCTTTCTTTTTGGATGTTGTGTCTGACTTCCTCGACGGTGCACGGGTGAACCTTGGTGAGAACTGGCTTGAACAACTCGACAAACATACCGTCTCCGAAGTTGCTCTCGACCACGATGGCATTCACCTTGTTCTTTTTGGCCTTCATGGTGAGCGCCTTGAGGACTTCATCGCTGTATCCCCCTTGTATTCCTCCGGCATCAACAACAAACAGATACCCATTCAGCATCTTGATGATGGCGTATCCAGTCTCATCCTTACCGCGCCCAGAGGGGTCAATGGACATCACACAGCCGGTATACGGGATATATTCCCCTATGGTTTCCATGGGGCGATAGAAACGGTCCCCAGATAGCCCCACATTGGGCACAGACGAGTCCCACTCCAGTTTAGGGTCTCTGGCCCACACAAGCTTCTCCGGGGCCACCTCGGGGTCCACAGACATCACTATGAGGTCGCTGGTCTTCAGAGGGAACCTGTCGATGTCACTCAGGCGGGTATCCAGCATGAACTGCATGGAGAACCCGGTGCGCCCGTAGGAGGCTTCTCGTTCCGCTAGGTCGATGTCAGAGAACCGCAAAGGCTCTGTAGATGACCCCTCGGCCTCGTCATCGACGCATATGTGGCTCACAGCGCCGTCATAGTTAGCGTCATTGGTCTTATTGGTGACGTATTTAGCTGGCCAGATGCGCTTCCGGTATCCCCTCTCGGTGAGCTTATTGTAGATGGTGTCCTCGCACTGTGGTGTTCCAAGGAACAATATCTTAGACGTAGCGTCTGGCTTGATGATGGCGTCGAACTCCTTGACCTGCTCGCCAAGCTTATCGCGCATCCCTTGGGTGGCGCTATTGCCCACCACCTCGATGTCATCAGCAACAATGATGTCTGCTCGGGAACCCGTCAGTTGCGATGTGACCCCCAAGGATTTGACGGAGGGGGCATGGGAGGCTGGCGCGGGTCCGACATCAAAGCTGATTTTAGAGAATCGTTGCTTATCAGATGGTCGCAGATGAGCGAGAATAGGTAACTCATGGATGAGTCTAAGTGTAAAAGTGCTGAAATCGTCTGCTCTTGTTTTTGACGCAGAGACGACAAGGATATTTCGTCGTGGGTCGAGGAGGAGCTGGTGGACAACGAATGCAGAGCAAATCCAACTTTTACCGACTCCCCTAAAGCCTTCGATAATAGCTCGTCTATCTCCTCTTTGCATATAATCAGCGATTTCATATTGAATAGGGGTAGGGTCAGGGAGGTTCAGCTCCTTCCATACAATGTAGAGGAAGTTACGGAAGTCTTTAAGCTTTTCAGGAACCTCCATGAGATTACTTGTTGTTCGACCTGTTCCTCTTCTTGCTCTGGATTCTTAGGTTAGAGCGAGAGTTGTTCTTTGGGTTTCGGTCAGCATGGTGGACATCTTTGCCGTCCCCCTTCTTCGCCCTTCCAGCCTTAATCATCATAGACCGGGCCTTGTTGCGTCCCGCTCGGCGTTTCTTCTGCTTCGCCTTCTTGTGATATGAGTCGTATTCTTTTCTGTAGTTCCTAGCCATGAGCTGCTTCGTCAAACGGTAAGATTTTAACAAGACTTTCCATAGGGTTATCCTTAGCTAGTCCTGCGTGGATGCCATTGTCCTTCAAGAGCTGCCTAGCGGCATTGAGGTCGCTTGGGGCCGCTTCTCCTGACTCAATACGAGTAATGAACTCGTTAATGAGGAGGGCCTGAAGGCTTTTGAGTTGTTCTTCTTGGTTGTCTACTTGTCCTTCCATTCCTTGATTGTCTTTAATATTAAGTAGCACAGCGTGGTCACCCCCACTGCGATACCTACCATCGAGTTAATATCCGAAAGCGTAAAAGTGCCTAGCATACCTACTATGCCAACCGCAGCAGGAACATGGGTAGAGTCCATTATTTCACAGAGGTAATAGTTAAAATAGGAGTTCTAAGCTGAGCGTCCAACGTGGCTTCGTCAGTGTGGTGCGGAACAGCGTGGAGCCTAGTGTCCGAAAGGTGGTCACTAGGAACCCAAGAATACACATAAGCGTCTGAGCCGGGGTTGTAGCTTGTCTGGTTTGCTCCGGTCACACCTACTTGAAAGCCAGTAGTCCCTACGAAAGTAGCTTGTTTGTATCCTGTAGGGTCAGTTGTAGCGTTTGCCCACGTTCCGTGGAGCTTAACTATTTCTTTACGTCCGGGGTCTAGGTCAATCCAGTTGCCATCGCAAGTAACAGACAACACATTAGAACTAAGCACCGCGCTTGTGACTCCTATTTTTCTTCGAGCCAGCGTGGGCAAAGCGTCAGCTTCTTGTTTGCACTGTAAGTAAAGTTTTCTTTCTCCGTTCCAAGGGTCTGCCCCTAAACTGGCTGTAGAACCAAACACTCCCATACCTAAATCTGCATAACTTCCAGACCCTAAACTGGAGTCATACCTACCAAATACCCACTTAAAGTGAATAAGAGTTCCGTTAAACTCAGGACCGCCTATGGTAAACCTAGCGTGGTCTACTTCCGTTGCCGAAGAAGAACCTTCGTCAGCTGCCATTAAACGGAAATAAGTTAAACTTTGCGCGGTCGCATCTTTGGATACTGTAAAACTAAACTCGTATTCTACGCGAGTAGCTTCCGCATGGGGAATAAAAGTAGCCAATGAGCCGCTTACATCTGCCCAGCTAGTGCTTACGTTCTGCACAGCAGATACGTTAGGCATAACAAATGTGGAGACCGGGGCGTCAGGCGTTCTAGTAACGGTAGTTCCGTCACAAGGTCCGGTTATCTTTTCCAAGACGTTTGACGTTTTCAGGGATGAATAACCAGTTCCCCCGCGAATTACTGGAACTGTTCCTGCCCATCCGTGGTTTGCATCAGTAGCCGACAGGTTTCTATTAGCAGCCGGTAGAATAATGGTAGACCCTTCCGTCTTCCAATCCATTGTGTTTGCCGTCTTAGCGGTGGTTACGGAGTCGTTAGCAATCTCTGATGTTCCAACGGCATTCGCTTCGATTTCGGCGGACGTAACCGCATCTGTAACAATGTGGTTATGGTCAACGCTGTTGTCGCCTAGAGCAGCTCCGCTTCCGCCTAGAGTAGACGCATTTTCTGACACCTCTTGAGCGCAGAACAGCCCTTGCTTATAAGCGTTATCTAGGTCTGCTTCCGCAATGCGTGAGCCTCCTTGAAAATCTACAATAGGGTTAAGCGTAGACGCTCTGTAAACACGCAACAACGACCCAACACCTGCGCTTGAACTCGATGCCGGAGATGCGGCTAACTTTATTTTCTTATTAGTCGAGTCGATGCCTTTGGAATCAAAGTCTCCTGTAGCCCCACTATTGGTAAGCACTGAAGTCCAAGTCGTTCCGCTGTTATTTGATACAATAGCTTTGATGTCTCCCGTGTTGATAAAATCGAACGTGAAAGAAAACTCAGTATTGTCCTTGTCTGTCGCCCCTCCTGCATTGTCGAGGGTTATTTCTGTATAGGATAATGCCATATCTATGAGTGGTTATTTTCTGTTGATACTTTCGTAATAGTGAGCGCGTAGTTCAGGATACTCCTTAAGAACCTTGTTTTTTGCGTCAGCGTTATAGAACGTAAGAATTTTACCAATAGCCATGCTTCTTGGGTGTTGCTTACCCATAGTCATGTCTGTAGCTGGAGGTAACTGCTGGTAATCGTTAGATTGAATTAACGCCCTTAAAGACTGCCTTAGAGTGCGCCCTCCAAGAACGCGTGTAGACATTAACTCTTGGTGCCTGTCGTAAGCGGTCTGCCCTCCGGGTTCATTGCGATACATTGTCGAGTCTATTGTCCCCGCAGCCCATGTGTGGCTTCTCTGGTTAAACCCTTTGCCTAGAGCTAAAATTTCTTGGTCAACAATATCAAACGAATGAGGAACTTGTTGCCCTGCTCCAACAAAAGACGGAAGGAATGGGCCTTGCTTGCGCACTTTTTCTCCAAGCCAGTTTCGTTTAGGCATCAATGAAGCGCTACTCCAGATTGTCTCTGGAACGTCCGGTCTCATGTAAGCCGGTATCCTCTTCATTACGTGGTCAAGAATCTTCCTTGCTTCGTAAATTTGAGGTTCTTCTTCAACAAGGTTTTCTGTCCACGTAAGCCCGGTGGGGACCATTCCACCAAGAACACTTCCAGCCATCTTGTCGGCTTGGGTAGGGTCTTTAAACAGCTCCATAACATTGTAAAGACCTTCAACATAAGACCCGTTTGTAATGTTGTTGTAGAAGGTTAGCGACAGTATCGCATACACCTTTTGAATCCCTTTCATAGCCGCCGCCTTCTCGTTTGTATCAGCGAATAACTCCTGCCCTTCGTTTCTAAACGCGGCGTCTGTCATGTGCACTGTGTCCGCAAATATTCCAAGTATGGTGGCAAATGGGTCCATCTTTTGATAACTAACCCATTTAGCGTCTTCTCCGCTGCCAACTAAAATAGAATACGGCTTTTTACCTACAGCCTCCCAAGCTCGCCTTGCTGCCAACCCTTTTGGGGGAGAGCCTGTAACTCTCTCTTGCATAAGCTCCATCGTATAAGCAACCGAAGCAGTCATCATAGCGGAAGTTGTCAGTCTCCCAATGTTCTCAGCGGTTTTCACAGCGTCTCCTTGAATCTTCAAGTCTCGGTGCTCTTTTACCATTGCTTCGGTAAATGGAGTATCTGCGTAAAGGCGCTGAAGCTCTTTCTGCCAACCTTTGCCGCCTTCCTTATTGGCCTCCATTCTTTTTAGGGCCTCTTTGTTTATTCTATTTTCATAGGCAGCTTTAGACTCGTTTTTTCTGTGGCGTTGCTTGAGATACTGGTGAGCTTGCTCGTGCTCCATAACAAACTCTTCAAAATCATCGTATGATTGAATATACTCGTCCGGTATGGGCTTTACGCCTTCAACTCTGGGGTCTTGCCAAGCTTTTCTTTCATACATTTCACGGACCCTGTTTTTGTCGATGTGTATAGTTCCTGTTGGTCCTTCTGTAGACCTAAAGAATGCCGCTGCTTTTGATTCAGGAATTACTTCTTCAAGAATTTTTGGTTCGTTGTATGGAGAGTTCTTATACTTACTTATTGCTTCGTTTGGAGCACCTACTCCGGGAGCCTTGCCTTCTGCTACAGCAGCGTATCTCTTAGTTGTTTCTACGGAATATTCTCCGCTTAGAAACGGGTTCAAAGAGCTTCGATAACCTTTGTCAGTTTTGAACTGATGAAAACTCTCGTTAAACTCTTTAGCTTTACTGTGGTGCAACCGTCCTAATCCCGGCAAAGGAAGAACACGGCTCAACGCAAAAGTAAGAATATTCGTGGGAGTTCTAACAAACGGAATAGCAAAGGCTAACCAAGGAGAAGCCATTGCCTGAGTAGACACCCAGCGAGCAAAGGCGTTTTCTGGTGTGTTTGTAAAAGTGTTTATCAAAGCCCAGTCTGTTGCCCGGTCAACCAGCATATCTCTTTGGTATGTGGTCTTGTAAATAGTGCCGTCCTGAAGACGCATATTGTTACTGTAAAAGTTTTCGTCCATGTATTCGTCAACAAACGCTGTCCTCTTACCAAACCTAAGTCCTTCATCATCAGCCTTTGCAGAAGCTTCTTTATAGACGTTCGCCTCATTCATAAAGCGCCCTTCTTTAGTCACATAGTTCTCAAAGTTATCCCTAACGTAAGAGGCGATTTCTGTGGGGTTTTTTATGCCTCTACGATGTGCCTCCATCGCTAGGTCGCTCTTAACATACGAACGATAATTCCACTGCTTAAACAACTCATCACCCGCCATCAATACCCTTGAAGGGCCTGACACAAGATTACCCAGCCAGTTACCGGCAGTCGTTAAAGGGTTCTTTGAGTCTGCGTCTCCAAAAACCCACCCACTTTTAAGGTCTTCAAATCGGTTATCCGAATAAGCAACAAACCCAGCTACGCTTCTTGGCTCTCCAGCTTTTAAGCTAATAGCCGCATACTTCCACGCGTCTAGGAAGGATTCCATATCAAACGTAGCCTTAACACGGGCTTTAAGCAGGTCTGCGTTACCAGTCATGCCGTATTGACCCATAGCTCCTGCCATCATCTCAAAGTCTCGGAATGCTTTCATCAACGCACTACCAACCATATTAACACCCCAAGTAACGGGGCTACTCAACAGAGAGTTAAGGTAGTATCCCATTGTCCTAGCAAACCCGTTTCGAGAGTCTGCACCAAGCTTGCTTAAGGCCGCGCCAATGTCTCCTGAGTTCTTTGCTTGTTCCAGTTCTCTAAGAAACTTTGATTCGCTTCGAGACCCTCTAATGCCTTTGCGGTAAAGGGATTCTCTTAGTTCTTGAACGGTGCTTTTTTTCGCGTTTGGGTCAGCGTCTTTCTTAAGAGAAAACCCTAAATCACGGGATTTATATTTCATCCCTCCGGTGCCCGTCCCTTCGTAAATAAACCTACGTTGAAGCATTCCCATAGAAAGGTGAGTTCCGTATTGAGCCCAGAGTTCCTTTGCTGCGACTAGAAAGTCGAGGTTCTGGTAAACATCCGTAAGCAAACTTTTGTAGCCTTTTTCAAAAGTCCTGACTTCACCGTTTTTTATCCCTTCGTATGTAATATCCTCTTTTGTTGCCTTAGATTTAATAGCCCTGTCTACGGAATGCCCTACTTCTTCGGCTAGGTAATTGTAGAGCTTATAGATAGCGTTCTGTTCGGCGTAGATTTTTTCTAGGTCGTCAACATTACCTCTAGCGTTCTCTAGTTGTTGCTGCGCTAAGTCTCTGTCGAATAAATCCGTGTGGTCTAACTCCAATAAGAACCCTTCGTTCCTGTCGTAAAGCTCTTGAGCATTCTTAGGTTTCCCGTGCAGCTCGGTGCGTAAAGATACGGCTTTTTTACTAACCGCTCTAAACAGAGACGTAAGACCCTCAGTGCTTCTTAAGCCGTCAAACAATTTACGAGCAGACATTGCCGCTTGGTCTCCGGTAGTCTTTAAGAAAGTTTCAGCGTTAGATTCTACAACCGCGTCTACAACTCCTTGAAGGTCTAGAGTGGTTTGAAGGGCGTCTTCCCCTCCTTTAATAATGTCTTTGGCTATTTGCTTTTTGGTAGCCACAGACCCAGAGACGCTTGGAATATCCATGTCGCCGTATTCAGCTAGAAACTCATCTACCTGAGCTTCTGTCATTCCGTCCACATCCTTTTCTTTTGCGGCCTTTCCGTTTATTTGTATAGGTGCTGCCTTTTTCTTTGGCGGTATTTCTCCACCGCCTAAAGGAAGCTCGTCAACATCGGTCTTAAAAGGAGACTCTTCAGTTTTGAAGGGAGCCGGAAGAGAGCCGTTATCTCTAATAATCTTCTCTCGCGCTATGGTAGCGTTGAGGTCCGTCATGTCTTTTACGGCGTCCTTGTCGCTTGCAACGTCCGCTATAAATTCTCTTTCAGCGGTTTCAATCGCCTCTTCTTCAGGTGCCCCTTTTCCAACTAGTTCGTTTTTACGTCTAAACTTCTTAAACACTTTTCCTAGAACACCAATAGCGCCTCCAGCCACACCACCAACAAACAAACCCTCAATAGAGTTCTTTAACCTCTCTTCGTATTCGTTGTTGTCTTGCTCAGGGTCATACGACAAATAGTCCAGAAGCTTGTTGTCAGCTCCCCATTCTGTCACTAGGTTTGAAAGACGGGCTTCTTGTCCTTTAAAGGCTACGAAGTCTGACACAGCCCCTGCGTAACCAAACACTACGGCTTTACGGGCTGCTGGCTTCATCTTAGCAAGCTTTTGCATAGTGGCCGCACCTAGCGTCCTGTTGCCCTTAGCGACTGAGGCTACACCTTCTAGTTGCTGCGCTTGCTTAGCCCCTTTAGCGGCTTTGGCGGCCTTTGCCATTTTAGCCGCCTTACCAAGCTTAGCGGCTTTAGACACCCACCCCGCAGTCCCCAAACCGGGAACCATTCCTATACCAAACTGCACAATGTTTTCGCCAAAGGTGCCTACAAGAGTTTTTGACTTACCAAACAGGCTCCATTCGTCTCGGTCCCACTTAGAGCCAAACAACCCCCCTACACTTTCAACAAAACCTTCTACTCCTCTTAAACCAAACAAACCTACATCAGCGGCAAAATCCCCAAAAGACGCTCCCTCTTCTTGAGGAGGCTCTGGGGTAGAATCAACAGAGTTCTCATAACGAGGCTTAGCGTCTTCAATAGTTTTACCTTCGATTTGTTTATCTAAAGCGGACTCAGGAGTCGTTTGCTGTGGAGTGACGTTAGTCACGGCTCCAGACACATTCGACCCGTCTATGTTTAACGCCAAATCGCGTTGCAGGTTGTCTTCTGTTACAGAAATAGGGTTCTTCATTCTTTTGCTAAATTAGGTTTACTTACCCTGTGCTCTTTTGCGGATTTCAAAAAGAGAGTGAGTGTATTGGTATTTTAGGAATTCCTTGAGACCTTCTTTGGTGTCTTCGTATCCCCACAAGCGTGCCATTCTATTTAAGCCTTTATCGTCTGCGTCTAACGCGGACTTAATAACATCCATGTTGTAGCTTTTGATGCCGCCCTTAGCGTTATAGTTAACGCCGGTTACTGGTAGGTCTGTAATAGGTGGTTTTATTTTGCTTAAAAAGCCTATGTCGATGGTGCTGTCAGCCGGGTCGCCTTTTACAGCTAACGTCTGTCCTTTAACAAAGTCTCCGCTTTTGTCCGTTGCTCTTACATCTGGTAATAGGCGGTCTGTGTAATAGTCCGCATAAGCACCTCTAGCTAAATTAGGGGACTTTAAATAAGTTGGGCTTGTCGGTATTTGGCGTATGAACTTACGTCGATACTCTTTTTTGTATTTATCAAATTCTAAGTAACGCTCTCTATACCTGTTTAAGTCTTGCCCGCCAGTCTCCTCAATTTTGTCGTGAATCTCGTTAAATCTGTCTTCTGAAGACTTAAGAAGGACTCTTCTACCCATAGAGCCGTTAACCATTGTAGAGGTGTAGTAAGCCATAGCTTCGTCCGCGCTAAGCCCATACTCTACCTTGGTTTCAAAAGCGTCTAGAACTTCTCTTTGAGCAGCGCTATAATCTTCTTGGGTAAAACCTTTGCCGGGGAAAAAGGTTCCGCGAGTCATGTGGTCGTATATATTACTAGTTACCGCTTTCTCCGCCACCTCGTAAGCTAATTCAGCTTGACCTTTTTGCTCATCTAAAGCTTCAAGAAACCTCTTGCTTTGAACTGAGTCTTCTTTAGTAAACTCTTTTTGCTTTCCCGAAAGCTTAGCTTTATCAGCTCTAATTTTTTGCTGGCTTTTGTATGCCGTGTCTACGGTCTTATAAAAGTCACGGGCCGTGCTTGGTGCAGAAATTTCTTTGGTTTCCGATACTCCTTGAGCGTCTGTTTTGGTAATTTTTCTTAAGTTAACAGGTTCTCCGCTGAGGAATTTACGCATACGCTCATCGCTCACTTGTTTCTGCACCATGTCGTGAACTTTTTCCATAAACCCTCTGCTATTAAGGTCTACTAATATAGGACCAAGCTGGTCTTTAAAGTCAGCTAATGCAGGGCTTCTGCCATTTTCTTTTGCAAAGGTTTCAACAAAATCATCTATAGCTTGCCCCGACTCTAGGTCCGTGTCGCTTTGTGCTTTTTGGAGAATTACTGCTATTTGCTCTCCGTTTAACGCACCCACTACAGGCAAAGGAGCTTCTCCTGTTCTTTCGGCTCCTTGCGTTACGTTTGGGTCACCTAGCGCAGCTCTTACGTCATCAGAAACTGTAGTTTGATTGGCTTCGTCTACTAAAATATTCACCATTGCCTTTGCTAAAGCATCGTCCCCTGTTGCGTATACGTTAGGGTTTGAATACGATTTCATAGTAGGCGCTATGACCTTCTGAGCTACCGCTAGACGTTCTGTTTGGTTAGTGCGGGTTTTTTCAACAAGAGTGTATAAACTTTCGTTAGCCATGATTCTTTCCTCGAAAGAAAATTCCTCATACTCTTTCAGCAGCTCTTGAACGTGAGTAGAGTCTATGTCTTCCGGCGCAAACATTCCCCTTATAGCTTCTATGTTGTTTGTGTTTGGGTTACTGAGAAGAATATCTAAATTAGTATTCTCTATATTTCCCTGATTATGCATAAACGCAGTAGCATAAGGTTGAAATTTACTTAAAAACACAGCGGCTTTTTTACCTGTATTAGTCAGCTCTCTTTCTTCAATAGACTCTTCGGCGGCAGCGATAGAAGCTAAAAGTTTTTGCCCTACGGTGCCTTCTTTAAACGAAATTTTACCCCGGTATTTGTAGTCCTTGTCCGAGTCTGGGAGGCCAAGCATAATCTTAGCTTTTTCCAGTTCTTTTAGCGCTACTAGAGGCTTGCCTCCTTTTCCAAAGTCTAATGCTCTGTCTATTGAACCAAGAACGGACTGACTAATAAACCCATCTAACTCATCAGGATTTTTTTGACGAATAGTGTTCCACCAAGGGGCTGAAAGAAGAGTATCGTAATTGACCTCTCCCGTCTCTCCCTCAAGGCCTCCTAAAGTGGAATCGTAAGCAGCGTCTAGGTTCAGGTTAGCTTGCTGTTGAAAGTCGTTAAGAGAAGCTCTCTCAACATAGTCGAACACTTCACGCTTATACCTTGGAAGAGTTTTATTATACCCGTCTGCTATAGCGGTATTGAACGCGCCTTCAGCGGCTGAGTTTGTCGTTATCTGGCGTTTGTCTTTATAGTCTTGCGTCCACTGAGCTACATACTGGTTAAACTCGTCTTCACTAGGTGTAAACACACCGTCCCCTCCCTCGGGGCCTTTCTTCCACTCTTCTAAGTCGTCCGCTAAGTCATCGAAGTAAGTGGCAGCCGCTTCGTTGCCTCTAAATATTTCACGTATCTCGTTTTTAACAACAGGGTGCTTTTGAGCAACTGGAACCAAAGCGTCCGCTCTAACCATTTCGACTTGTGCGTCTTTTCTTTGTTGACCTGCTTCTTCGACATACTCACTTGCGTGCGAGGCCGCAAACGCTCTGTCTTCAGGGTTCATTTGTTGAAGCCTATCCAACTCAAAAGCTTCCGCAGTCTGTTGCTGAGCTATGTCCATTTGCGCAGCCAGTGACGCACTACGTGCATCTGCCTCTTGCCCTTGTAGCTGCACCAGCGCAGTCTGATGGTCTATCTGAAGACCCTGTTGCTCCATTTCAAGCTTCTTGTCTTCAAACGCTTTTGCTTGAGCTAACAAACCACTTACCGACGATAACGCCCCAGCAAGTCTTCCTATCGTAGTATTGCCAGCCGTTGGGGTTTCTGCGACAGCAGGAGTCCACCCTCCCCCTCTGGCGGGAGAAGACGTTAACCTGAATGCTTCCCCGCTAAATTCTTTTGGTTGGACAGGGTCGTTTGAAAGCCCCAACTGCTTTGCTATAGATGTTCGTTTAGCCATGTTATCTTCCTCCAGCTATTCTCTGAGTTGTTGATATTTGAAATTGCCGTCTTCGTGCCGCACTAAGCCCAGCGCCTTGTCTTGCAATGCCCACGTTCTGTGCGGCTAATCCCTGTTGACTTTGCCGAAGATTTGCTTGCTGAGTGTATAGACCTTCCTGCATTCCTCTAAGAGCGTCTGCTTGGTAAATAGACTGAACGCCCTGCACCGTAGAGATAGCTGTTCCAAGAAGGTTAGGTCTGTTTATCGGGCGGTTTATGCGGACCATGTTTTGTGTAAAGCCAAGGCCAGCCCCTCTAAGCCTGAAGTGGCTAGTAGCTCTCCTCATCCTAGCCTGACGCTCTAACGCGGTTTGGTAGTTAGCGTTAGCTTGCATATAGTGAGCAACAGCCAGTCCAGATGAGTTACCTTCAACACCGCGCTCTTCGGCGCTGGTCATAAGAGTGCTCATAGCTTCTTGAGCTTCTCTTTGCGCTTTCTGCGCTTCAAAGGCGTCCGCAGTGTCTTCTTGTGCTTCGTTTAGACGCTCAGCAGACGCTTCGTGTTGATACCTCTTCAACTCGTTTAAAGACGCTTGGTATTGAGCGCGCTCTTGTTGTCGAGCTGCTTGGGCTTGAGACGCAAAATCAGCAACCCCTGACGCAATGGTCAGCGCTATTTGAGCTGGGACTGGTAAACACATGGTTATCTAGTTATGGTGAATTTAATAAAGGTTTGTTTGTCTATTTCAAAGGGGTCGCTGAGCGTTGCTCCGCACCACTCTAGCCATTTAAGGCAAATAAAGTTTTCGGCGTGTATGTAATTAGACACTTCTCCGTAAAGCTCAGTCAATGACCAAACCCACTTACGACAATGTTTAAGGAAATCCTTAGAGTAGGTTTCTACTTCAGGAGAACCCAGCATCCATATGTAAGGGGCATCAGAAACTCCTGCGCCAAAGATAGCCATTACGTTGTTGTCTTTGGTTACAACTGTAAAAGTAACATCGTCTGTTTCAAAGGCGTTGTTAAGGGCGTCTTCAGGGCTTGTCTTAAAGCACGCTACCTCTGTTTTGTCCATGTCCCGTAGATTCTCTTTAAGCTCATTAAGATGAGCTTTAGTGGTCACTCTTATTGTGTGACCTTCGGGAGTGGTCTCAACAACGCTATACATACCTACGTGACCTTTGGTGAACAAAGGACTCAAACTCCGCACTCTGTAAGTTACAAGGAGCGGCGCTATCGTTTTCGATTGTTATGACGGTCCCTTTCGGGTCTGTAAAGACCGGGAAGCGAAAGCTATTAGTTTCTAAGGGCATGGAGCCTTCTGTCGTAGATTGAACAATGGTCGCGTTAAACTCGCTCTTAGAAGTGCTGCGTAAATTTGGTGTCACCTTTACAACAAAGTGACTGGTGTCCTGAAAGAAAATACTACCGTTTCTTATAAGCATTCGACCAGCGTTTGTAGGGCTGGCTTTTTCTCCAGCAGACGCCTTGAATATCTGCTCAGAGAACGTGTATTTCATTCCGTAACCAACGCCCACGTATAGCTTAACAGCAGAGCCTGAGATGCCTCCCGGCACAATGTCGCTTACAAACGATACGGTTGTGTTGGTATCGTCTTCGGATACATCAAGGTTTTGAACAAACAAGCCGTCCGCAGTGTAAGCTTGGAGCGTTTCTCCTGTGGACAAATAATAAGGAAGAGTAAAAGAAGGAGAAGCGGCGTCAGCGTTTAAGGTAATCTCTACGCGCTTGTCTAAGTGGATATTGTATCCTTCTACATCTCTTTCTTTATTAGCCAGAGGGATTTTTAATAAGTGGGTCTCTGGCTTGTTTACGTTTGCGGGGGACTGAACAATGTATAAATCAGAATCAACAAACCCAATACCACGAATCCCACCCCCACCTAGTGTAAACTTACTCCAAGAGCTTAGTATCTTTTCATTACCGCTAAAGAAATACTTGTAGATGTATATAGCTTCTCCATCTGTGGCTGCTAGTAGCTCTTCTGAGCTACATCCAGTCATGGATACAAGCCCTTCTGGTAAGCTATTAGAGTCTAGCTTCTGAGTAATATACTGAGGAACGTGAGATGTAATTTCGTTAGCGTCAAAGACATCTGTGTTGCTGTTTACGGTAAACTCACGCACTCCGGTGAACTTACCTCGCGCAAAGGGGAAGTATATAAATGAACCAAGAGCTACCGGTGACACAGAACTATCATACTCAAACTCTGTGATTGGGTTTGCGGACACAGACTTAGGCGTCAGGAGGTCTCCTCCACGAAGAACAAACTGCCCATAGTCAGAGAACATTACCAAGTTATCTTGGAATGCCATCGCGTCCTTGAGCTTGACCACATTAGCGGACGAAAGCGTAACGTCGATAGGGTCTCCATCTAGCAGAGAAACAACAGTAGTCCTGTAAAAGTTATAGTTTTGTATGGCGTTGTCGGCTGCATATGAACCAAACTTAACTTCCGTAAGGCTTACCGAAGCGTTTGAGAGAAGTCCAAGCCGCCCTTTAAACTGAAAAATACCGCTAATAGTTGAGTTAACAAAAGAAGGGTCTGGGTTGGTATTGAGGTCACCAGCGGCGAGCGCGTCTAAAGGCATATGACATAGCTCAAAGACGTTTTCGGCTGTAGACTTTAGAATCAGCGGCATAGTGTGCGCGTCAATTCTGTTGTTTACTCTATCGCCCGCTGACTCTACCCAACTGCCTTGCCCGACACTTGTCTCATTTGTTTGGTTGTTTGAGCCAGCCACAAGAAACGTAACAAAGCGGTCATCAGTCTGCTCTTCGATGTCTCCTCTAATTTTAATCTTAAACCTATGAGGAGCAACTTTTGGCAAATCTAGTAGCGATGTAACAGATTTGTGCGCAACCCCGATGCCTTCACCTCCCGTGCTATCTACGGGATAAATGGTAAAGTCTTCGTTACTGTTGTGTCGTATCTCTCCTATGCGGGGAGATAAAAGCCTTAACGAGTCTTTGGTAAAGCCCGGAGCCTTAAAAAGACTACCGGTAACATTAGCGTGTAGCGCTCTATTAGTAGCGGCGTTTTTGTCGTCTAAATCAGGGTCTACATTCTGTTCTCCTGAAGCGTCCCGAACAGGGTCTTTGTTATCCGAAAACAAAGTAGCAAGGATATGGTCTGCTTGGGCGTTCTTTGCTGTGTTGTAGTAAGTCGAGCCGTCTTTAGCTTGAGAAGCTCCTGAGTAAACCCAGTTTTCGTAAGTATTCCCGTTGTGCTCTACGCGCACTCCATACTTCTTTTCGTAGTCTCCTTGCTTAATAAACACTAACGCATTCTTATTTAGAGACGCGCTTTCAACTGAGTCTTTTGTGACTGTCTTTTGAGTGTTCAGTAGGTAAGTAAAGTCTCCAGTCGTAAGCGTCTTAAGGTCTTTGCGAGCTACCGTGTTTGTCCCATCGTCTTTAGTTTTTAGATACGTTGGCTCAACAGACGAAGCTGCCGCAATGTAGTAGTCGATGGTATTTTGAAGCTCTCCTGTCCCTGTTCCTTTTAAGCTAAAGGTGTCTGCGGTATCTCCTTTAACCTTAAACTTAATTTGACCTGTATCTTCGGTCTGCGTAACAGATAACAAATCAAACTTAGTAGCCGAAGTGTCAGCTCCATCTACAACACGCACATAGTTATCCGCAGACCCGCTACCTACAGCAGTAAACTCTACAGGAGGTCTTTGAGATAAGTTAAAGGTATACTCATAGTAATCTCCGTTAGCTACCCCAGCTCCTGCTGACGATGTAATGACCGCTCTGTAGCGTTGAGCAATGGTAGCCTGTGTGCCGTCTTTTAAACTATACGCTGTAAGTTCTTTGGTGTCGGTTCCTTTTATAATAACAACATACCTCTCATTTGCGTCACGCTCTATGAAGTGCACTTTTGCATCTGCGTCTACAGAAGCTTCTCTAAGTATTCTACTTATATGACGAGTAGCTGGTCTCTTTTGAAGACCGTCTACAATACTGGATAAAGCGTTTTCCTGTTCCGCGCATTGTCCGGGAAACTTAACAGCATCAGGCTGCTGAGAGACCCCTTGAATGAGGTTGGTCAGAGAGGTATTGATAAGAGGCATTACTGTATATTGTATTGTCTACGCACGCCCAAACGCCGATAAACATCTTGGTTGTCAAAGATGGTTCTGTCCGAAGACTGTGAGTCTAGCTCTTGGAGACGAGCGCGTGCTTGCATCTCATCGACCGCTATGAGCGCTTCAAGCTCACGACTACCAACAATCCTTCCTTGGAATATTCGAGCAGCTCTAAGTGTTATGTAGCGCCTAGCTACTTCAGGTAAATCGTCCCAGTCTAACTGAGTAGTTAGGTCTACCTTGACCGTAGCGCTGAACACAAACGTCCGGTCTTTTCTATTATACAAATAAAGACCTCGTTGGACTAAATCATCTGTAGCGTTAACTGCGTCCACAAACAACGTATTGCTCGGTAGACTCAACTTACCGTCTCCGTCAATAGTTGGTTCGTAGTCGGTGATTGTGTTAAAGTGCCACTCTTCCGTTTGAACTTCTTTGGCTACTTCGCGCAGAACCGTAAGAGCAGTGCTTGCTGAAATAGGTAAAGCTGCGGTGTCAGCTAGTGAGTTTATAGGTGCTTCACCAATATGCCCAAGCATTTGGTTTACGCTTTCGATTTCTGTAGTGAGAGCCATAAGAAAAAAAGGGGGCCTCCGCAGAATATACTACGAAGACCCCCTCAAGGGTTAGTTATTGTCGGTTAGCTTCTAACCATAACAGCGGACTCAGGACGCAGAATCCCGTGACCCATTGCATACTTAGCCAACATGAGCGTTGACTGCTTCTGCATTGAGTATTCGGACTCAACAGCGAGGTCCAGCAACTTGACGGTTCCGATTGCGGACCTGTGTCCAGCAAGGAACTTGAGAACGTCAAGACCAGCATCAAGATAACCTGCGCCAGCAGAGGCACCATCGGCATCGTCATGCGGGTTGTTATTAGCGTTCTTGTCATCACTCGCAACTTCGTTGGTGGTGATGTCGGAGATGTGCGGAGTGCTGTAGATTTTGATACCCAACAGCGTTGGCACGTTACCGCTAGCAATGTCACCACTTCCACCGAAGTCCCTGTTAATAGCAGCGTTTTCGCTACCAGTAAGCAGGTAATACAGGTCAGGAGAGAGAATCGCAAAGCGGTCCTCACTTGGGATGTCGTTCTCATCCAGCTTCTGGGCAACAACCCGGAAGGTTTGAATGATGTTAGCAGCGGTAGACAGGTCAGCAGGAGCGCCAGTGGTGGTGCCCAAGTCAATCACAGTGCCTTCAGCGGCATCTGGGTTTGAGCGAGCAGTGCTTGTTACGTTAGCTGCTGCTGCCAGTGTCCGAAGCGTTGCAAGGTCGAAACGCTTAGCAAGCGCACGTCCAAGCTCGGTCGTGTAAGTAGACCGCACATCGTAGTGGTTCTTGAGTTCGTCAATCTGAGCTACGGAAGTAGCCGCGATAAGAACGTCATCAATGTTGATAACACGCTCACGATGTTTGATTGCGGTCGCGTAACCACCATCAGTGGTTTCCTCGAACACATCCTCACCGGGAGTGTGGTATTTTGCTGTCGCAATACCCGTTACTGGGAATTGCGCCGACTTACCGCTCGAAATAGTCCGAACGGTGTGAAGCTCTTTCATGACGTTCGACTCTTCAAATGCGTTAAGCACTTCATTAGCGAACACCTTGAGAAAAAGCGCATCTGTAGCGCCCGCTCCCATTGATTGTCCAATGCGAGACGGGGTGATTACTCCATCAGCCATAGTTAATTATCCTTTCTTTAGAATTAAGGTTTGAATTGAATTACAGTTTCAAGTCGTTCTTTTCTCGTTGTTCACTCTCAAGCGTTATCCTTTCGGGCGCTTAGGCTAC